TATACCATACTCATAACGCTTTGTCAAGCATTTATTTTATCAGCCAAGTGCAATTGCAAGGGCTGTCGCTTCGTTAGCAGCATCAGCAGCAGTTACAGCACCGATGTCTGAGATAACTTCTGATGTAGAACGGCTCTCAAGTCCGCTAGATGTGAACCGTGCGTACTCGTCATCAGCCACAGAGGAACTGTCAATCTTTATGGCGTTAGTATTTGATATACCGAATGTCAGTGAAGCCTGACCGCCGATATCTGAAAGGACTTCCGCTGCAGACCGGCCTTCGACAGACGTGCCATCAATACGAAGGAAGTCATTGTCTGCTGCACCACTGGTAAATACAGCCACGTTGCCGTTGCTGATACCTGTATCTGTCACGGCTGCTGTACCCAGACCAAGTGATGTACGTGCAGTCGCACCGGACTCTGCTACAAAGTTGCTGCCATCGCCTACGATAAAGTTGCCGTTGGTTACAGCCAACCCTGCCACATCCTGAAGCTGTGCATCAAGTCGTGCGTTAGCTACAGTGCCGGAAAGTTGAGAGGCGTCAATAGTTTTGTTAGTCAGTGTCGCAGTTGACGATGCTGATACTAGCCTAGCATCACCGCCAGTGCTAGGAAGGGTTAATACATTGTTAGCACCTTCTGAATGTGGTGCAGCTTTTATTTGCTGTCCATGAGAATTACTTTCACAGTTAAATTGAATAGTGCCTTGATTATCATTACCCCTAATAGTAACATGTCCTGTGCCATTTGGCGCAAGTTCAATATCAGCATTTGACGTGGATACTATGTCATTGCCATTTACATCAAGGTTGCCACCTAGCTGCGGGCTGGTATCGGCTACAACTTCTGTCAGGCCACCGGCACTAGAGATAAGGTTAGTAACTGTAACTTTTTTAAGTGCGCTTGCTGATGCGTCATGTAACAACAGAGTATCGTTTGTGATATTAACATCACTGGACGAAATAGCAGACTGACCACTAACAACATTCTCATTGACCATTGCTGTTTCAACTGCATCATTAGCAATTGTTACAGCACCGGTTGAAGCAAGAGTGATGTCACCAGAAATAGCCTTGTTGTCAAAGCTGTCAGAGCCATCATATATAAGAACATGACCAGATGCAAGAGATGATATGTTAGTATCGTTTAGTTCTTCTAATGTGTCTTCTGTCTGTATCTGTGCATCTACATACGCCTTAATAGCTTTAGCAGATGCCAGCGTTGTATCTGTGCCAGCAACACTAGACAGGTCTGTGTCAAGCACACCAGACTTGAGGTTGTCCACCTCAATGTTAGACAGCGTGTTGTTATCAGCATCAATTGTTTTGTTGGTGAGAGTTTTGGATGTGGCAGCAAGATACGTATCAAATGTATCTACTGTAGTCTGGCGCATAGTGCCAGCGTCATTAGTTACAAGACCGTCACCGCCAGCCACTGCCGTTGTGCCAGCAGATGTACCGCCATCCATCAGGTTGAGTTCTGCAGTTGTAGCAGTAACACCGTCCATAATGTTGAGTTCAGATGTGGTAGCTGTTACCCCATCCATAATATTCAACTCTGACGTAGTAGCGGTTACACCGTCAAGGATGTTTAGTTCCGCTGCTGTTGAGGTGACGTTAGTGCCACCGATGTCAAGAGTTGTCATAGACACTTCACCAGCAACGGTGACAATACCGTCTGCCAGTGTCATCAGGTCAGTGTCATCTGTGTGACCAATGGTTGCGCCATTGATATTGATATTGTCAATTACAGCCTGTGTGATTGCGCTGTTTGTGCCTAGTGTAGCCCCGTCTACGGAACCACCGTTGATGTCAGCAGTGTCTGCTACAAGAGCATCAGTGGTTACTGTGCCGTCAAAGAAAGCGTTCTTAAACTCTAACGAACTTGTTCCTAAATCAACATCGTTGTCAGTCACAGGTACAATGACACCATCTTGGAACCGAAGTTGTTCTACAGAAGAACCTGCTCCACCTGCGTCTACGAACACACCCACACGATTGTTTGTGTTATCTACTACGACTTTGTTAAGAGGGGTTGCTACGCCGGGGTCGCCAATCAATCCAATGACCGGACCTTCAGCAGCCGTGCCATCGTGTTTGTGACCCGTTGTATTTACAAATGCAGCTAGTACCTGATTAAATTCGTCGTTACTGTGGGCAGCGGTAATAACGTCGCCGTCAGTATACGAAGATTGTCTAGTATATCCTGCCATTACCTTCTTGCTCCTGCGTCAAATTCTAACTGAAAACCTTTTAGTGAGTATGGGGCAGATGTGCCTCTGTCATTTACTCGTAGTGCCACAGCAAAACCTGAACCCTCTACGGGCTGTCTTACCAATGGGTTTGTCTGACCACCATACGTTGAGGTATTATATATGGCTGAACCATACACTGCAACAACAGTAGATGTATCAAACGGATATGCTGCGGGTCTTGCTACATCCGGTGCCTCGTAGTCATACCGGAGAAACAAGTCTGCGTTCACTGCAGCTTCAGGTGCGTAGTTAATAATCACACGCTGAAAGTTCTTGCGTATACCAGCATCACCCATAGTCAGGTCAGGTGAACGATACTTGCCAACTATTTGACTGCCATCAAAGTCGTTGCCCTGTTCTTGCCTATATACAAACCCATCAAAGTCGCCGTGTAAAATAAAGCTAGTGCCAGCTACTACAGTAGAGTCTGTTGCACTTGCCCTGATGCCAAGTGTGTCACCAAACTCGTAGCCTTCGCCACGTCGTACACAAATGATGCCTTCTGTAGATGCTCGTGCTGTGGCAGCATTACTAAAGAAAATGCGATACTGCGTCTTGTCAGGTATAACTACACTTGTAAATTCATCTACGTCCGTAAGTTCTTGGAACCGTTTCTGCACAGGACGACTAATCGTGCCAAGTTCAACGTCACCAATTCTTTCGGTACCAGCAACTGTACGAAGACCATCAGGTCCAAGGAATACAATGTCACCAGCAAATTCTTGAATGGTAAATCCGTTAAGGCAACCAATCTCTCTAGTTACAGGTTGCAATACAAAGTCAGAAAGAGTATTGCCAGTCAGTTTAAATATACGTTCTTCACAGAAAATAAACAGTGAGTCACGAAATGGGAACAGCCCTGTAATATTGCTGTCAACTTTAATTGTACCTGCACCCTGTCCCGATTGAAAATCGTTATCTGTGAATGGTGCAGTAAACGTAAGTTGCTGTGGTGTGCTAGACATACCAGCAAAGAATATGTGATTTTTAAATCCTGTTACAAACTTTGGATTAGCTGGTGCGCCAGATGCATTGATGTCTGTAAGGGTTGTGCCGTCATACTTAGTAGCGTGGTTAGCACCATCTGCCCATATGATAAAATCTGTTCCTGCGAGATTGTACCTAAAGAATGTATAGCGTCCAGCACCTGTTCTACCTGTATCTATCTCTGACCATGAGCCGGTTGTACCAGCTTCAAATATCTTTGTTCCACGTGCCGCAATAACCTTTGAGTTAAAGTGTGCCACCATAAGCACAGGCTCTGTAGATGCGGCTGTTTGTGGAACGATATTAGTATTCCACTTAGCATATCCTGAAATGCGTCTGTAGCCGCCACTAATGTCTGGCTCAAAGTTCTGCAGTTCCAATGCCATACCTGGTTGCATGGCAAATGTTGATTGGTCAAGTACCAGACCCCCTTGACACGCGAACACAAATGGGCTAAGTTGCGCTTCATCGGCCATGTGTTACGCTCCCGATGGAAAAATAGATACGCCGTACCTTTGTGAGTGCGGACGAAATGTTGACCGCACATAACTAAAATCTCTGTTAATAAACAGACTTTGCATATGCTTAATACCGTCTTCAAATCGAGTAAAGTTGATACCATATTGCTGTGCTTCACCGCGATACTGATAACCGTAAGCTGTTGCGCCATCTACTATTACTTGACGAAACTGTTCAGGAATTGTAGGAACATCTGTCGCAGCAGATAAAGCAGTCGGCTTTACATACGCATCATACTTTAATTCATATGCTTTGTCAGGGTATGGAAACAGTCCGTAGTTATTATCTGGTGTTCTGAATACGTAGATAGGCACACCTCCCACATCAGATGTGCTTTCTTGGTCAATGTACTTATCCACGTACTCTTTATATTCCATGACACGTAGGCTTACACCTGCCGTGCCAAGAGTATCATCTTTACTTATGCGGAATGTTTCATAGTCCACATTATAAATAGTAGCACCTATTGTATAACGTGTGGTGCCAGCTACGAGAGTTTCAGTTTGTAGACCGTGACTAAATGACCACCCGAACTCTCGTTGAAAAATATAATTAATGGCGTCGTTCACAGCATTTTTACACTGCGTCTGAAATCCACGAGATGTAGTAAAATTAGAACTCGTCAATGCAACTTCATTGAAACGAGCCAATACTTCATTCGTGATGTCAAGGTATGTGTACGCCATCTGAAATCCTTAAAGAGTTAGGAGGGCGACTTCTGCCGCCCCCCATATTACTTAGGCTTGGTCGCGGGAAACTTCAGCAGCTTCCATTTCGCCAAGTGCGCTTACGTCCATCATCACGGCGTAGACACGAATCTCGCCAGCAGAGAAAGATGCACCGGAACCAGCAAGGGTCAGGTCCAGAGTATCTGCTGAAGAAAGAACTACATCTGCAGAGACAGTTACGCTAGGTGCATAAGCACCATCAGAAGCACCGTCAATGTCAAACGCTGTTACGTATTCGTTGTCATCTGCGCCAGTACCAAGGATGGCAGTAGCATCAGTACCCGTATTCTGAGTTGCACTTTTCGTTACCTGAAAACCGGCAGCAATAATCTTGGTGTTAGCAGGAACAGTGATACACTGTACTACGTCACCGTTTGGATTGATGCTGTTAGCAGTAAGGTCAACGACCTGCTCAACCATGTACGGATTGCGTCCACGCTGGGAGTTACCCATAGCAGGAGCAAGAGTAGCAGTAATTGTAGCCATAATCTAATCTCCCTTTAGCGGACGTTGTAGATGGCGTTAACAAGTGCTTCAGGGCGAAGAATCTTGCGGCCATACAGGTGCATACCACGAACGATGTCAGCAAAGCTGTCTGGGTCGCGGTAGGTTTCGGTCTTGTTAATCTGCTCTGCAGTTGCAACAGCAGAAGAATGACCAGCAACAATCACACCGTAGTTGCTTGAGTTGGTATCTGCTTCAGTAGCAGGACCAGAACCAACAGACGGCAGGTTGTTAGAAGTGTAGATGGTGAAACCATGAATGGTACCAGCCATCTGACCATTTTGCAGACCAGAACCACCGAAGTCAGAGTTGAACAAACGAGAGTCCTCATCTTTCAAAAGTTCAGCAAAAACTGGGTCAATCACGAGCCAACGTCCTTGCGAGTCTACATTTTGCTGGTCCAGTTTACGACCCATACGGGCAATAACTGACAGTGGGTTAGCGTTACCAGCAGCAGTAGGTGCTGCAGCATCGCCGCTACGAGGGGTCAAAGCAATTGAGTTGCCCCCAGAGCCAGCGTTAAAATCGCTTCCATCCAGCTTCATGCTTGCAAGCAGTTCGTCCGAACCAGCAGTTGAAACAGCCTTAGAGCCGTTTACTGTGGTGTTGGCAGTATCTGCATTTGAGTGCAGAGCAGACTGCTTAAAGCCTGACAAGTAGCCAAGAACGTCTTGGTCAAACTGGTCAGCAAGGCGGTAAGCCGCACGGTCACTTGCCAGAGACTGGAAGTTAACGTGG